CTAGTTCAAAATATTCTTAACGCGCTTGGCGATACGTTGGGCATTGGCGACGACATCATCGCCTTGCGTTTCCAATGCGAGCCCACAGACATCAGTGGGGTTATAGACGTTCCGGCGGTTACCTCGATAGCGCTACCTGTGCCGTCGAGATCGCTGATAATCAGCACGAAGCCACCGGCATCGATTGCGGAAGCGCCTGCCAAATCAGTGCTGATTCGAGTGGCGACCTCTGCGGCCAGCGCCGCACCTATCACCGCGAAATCCGCAGTGAGGAATGTTACAGTCTGAACCGCCCCCCCGTCGACTTTGACCAACAGGGTGTTCAAGTTAGTCATCGCGTAAGTTTCAGCGGTACCATTCTTGACGGCCGCTTGCGCTGTCCAACCTGCCACAGGAGTTTGGATGGTATCGATGGACTTCGCGTTGCCTTGGATAGGGCCGAAGTCTTCAGAACGCGCCAAGACCGATACTAAATCTGCATGTCCTGCTGAGTTCGTGACATCTGCTAGAGTCTCAAACCGAGCTCCATTCGCCCCAATGCTTGCAACGCTGCCCCCGGGGAGCGTGGTCGATGCGCCGAGCAATATCTGATCTAGCGTGACCGTGCTCTGTAAAGGCTCTAGTCGGGTAGCCCCCGTGATGGCCGCCACGTTATCGAGCGCTTCATCGACAGCGCTATCGGGTTGGGCCGATCGATAGACAGAGTTTGCCACCTCCCAAAGCTGAGATAGTTGATCGCCAAAAATACCGTTGAGTTGCCCAAGAACCGAATCAGCTTTGGTATTGACATCGATGCCAAAAGCACCTTCCTCATCATCCTCCAACTCGTCGAGGATATCTTGCAACGCCTTTTCGACGAAACCTGTGGGTTGAACACCAAAGCTAGACATCGATTATGAAATCCCTAAATTCCAAAACTTCCCCCGAATCTGTCGAGACGTCAAAGTCCAATCTCAGTTTCCGTGTAGCAGCAATGAACTCGAATTCAAACTTCAACAGTGTATCCGTCCCAGGCACAGTCAAAATAACCTCTCTGTAGATAGCTCGAATGTTCACGAGATCAGGCCCTTTTACGAGAATGCTCTCGTAGTATGGGACCCCTACTCGAGGATCGAGAAACCAATCGCCACCTTTGAAGAGCTGCAAGCGAATAGAAATGTGTTGCCGGATAGCTGCGCCACCCGTAACGAGATTGAGCTGATTCCCTGTACGGTCCAGGTCGTTCGTCGTTAGGTCTAGCGCAATGTCGACCATACTATTCGGCCTTTATTACGGAAGAAGCAACAGTGACAGGAAACGCGACAGTTAGAACGGCAATAGCAGCCGTGAGAAGTGCGGCGCCTCCGTCCGTAGGCAAAGGGACCCAAGGAGGTGTACTAAGTCCTTGAAGCAAATCCCCGAGCAGTTTCAAACGAGCGTCGCATTTAGAAGCGAGCGCTAGCGCATCGGCTGCGGTCTTACTACCCAAACAAATCGTGTTGTCAGGTTTGAAATGGATCTGCTTTCCTTTCTCTTTGCCAAGAACCATGTTGTCTGGGTCGTAGTCCTTGATGGCTTTGCTGAACGGGTGAAACCCCATGTAAGCGACGGCGTCAGATATGTCGTGCATGCGGAAGTCTTGAGGGTTTGTGTCTTGACCGTTGCCCGATTTGTACTGGTCTATAGAGTAATGGTTGAAAACGAGATGGCAGAAGTCCCCCCGCTTAACAGGCACGGTCATGTAGAAACCGCCCGCCCTAGGAAACTGGACGGGTACCCCGTTGATCACAGGCAACGACTCCTCGAGCTCTTCGCCCCCCTCGGTCGCAATCAACCTTTTGACCAAAGGCTTCACTGATGCTGATTGAGTCTTGGGATCGAATTCCTCGATCTGGCCCGGAAGTGACACCGCCACATCACGGAGATGATACTCAACAGCGAGCCTCAAAATCTCTTGCGGTTCGGGAGTCCTGCTGACGTCGTCTGTTGTCTGGGTCATATGGGTTTCACTTCGATATCAGAGTACCAATCGCCACCCCGGGAGTCTCCGGTGAACATTACTTTTTCCACACGAAAAAACCCATCAATCTCGGCGCTTTGGATTTGCACCTTTCGACCCGGAACCAGATCAGGCTGTAACAGAGCCCGAGCTTTTACGATACCTTTCTCCCCCGGCTCAGGAGATCCTACGAGTCCCGTGCCGGGCTTCAACACCACTGCTGTTTGATCAATGGTTTCTTTGGGGCCTAAGAGAAGAAGTTGCCCGTCTTGAATGCTCCACGAAACGCCGTAAGCTTTTGCGAGCTTTGAGAACACCTGCTCAGCCTTGCCGCTCAAGGAAATACCGTGGGTAAACTCTTTGAGTCCTGCGCGCAGACCGCCCTCTGCAACTTTCTTCCGCAGATTGCCTAGGTTAACACCCAAAGCCTGCCCCGCAATGTCGAGCACCTGAGACAGTTGGATAGGGCCCTTTAGGGATTTGTTGATGCGAGAAATCTTAAAGGGGTTTGCTCCATCGCCCGTCTGAATTGTGCTTACCCAATCCGTATCGTTTTTGATCGAGCTGCCGAATTGAAGCTGCCCCCCAAAGATCTGTGAAATGTTGTCAGCGTAACCTGCTTCTATGACTGTAGGAATACCTTTTTCCTGAAGTTGTGCTCGATTGCTCTTCTTGAGATTGTAGAACGCAAGCGTCGCAGTGTTTGGGTCTTTCTTCAGCGATCGAGTGATTCTGAATTGTACTCGCAACGTGGGTTGGGGATCGCCTTGGATCGAACGGCTCGCAATGCGGAGCCCCCCGGCGTTAACGACGATCTCCCTATCAAAAATACGACCCACAGACTACGACTCCCCGTTGTAAGTCAAAAGCACATCGCCCCCGAGCTGCTGCAACCCGGCAGCACTAACCTCTTCCCCCACTGAAATAGGAATGAAGTCGCCAGCAGGCCTTACTAAAATATCTGACCAACGCAATAGCAAAGGCCAATCATTGAGCACAGCAATTCCAGAACGCAACGGGGCGCCGTCAATATCCAATATAGACATGTACCACACGCCTTGTCGGCCATTGAATTTGAAACGCAAGAGAAACTCTACACCGTCGAGCTCTACTTCGATGCTGTAGTCGGAGATTGTGTTGTCGCCAAAGAATGTTGGTATGTCGAAAGTGGCCATGATCAACCTGCAGGTGTGCTGAAGAACTTGCCTACTGAGTTAAATGTTTTCTGCAACAGGCCTTGGCTCTTGGTAGCTGTCGCGGCTGACGAAGGGGGCTTTTGTTTTTTGCCTGTGCTTTGGGTGCCCGGCTTAACAGGTCGAGTCGGCGCGGCTACGGTCTCCGTTTCAGCAATAATGATCTTGCGAAAAGACAACGTCATATCGACGATGTTTCCTCGACCACTATCTCTGCCAACAGAGATGGCCGTAATTTGCATGTCTTCGTACGTGCGCAGAGTCGTTTTGATTCCGACTGCCTTCTTTGTTTTCTTGAGATCTCTCAAAAAGTCGTAAGCGTCCTCGGCGCGCGTCTTGTTATCCCCGCCGGTAGAAGCTGGTGTTCCCAATAGAGAATTCAAAAGCACAATAGGATGATTCGATACGATGACATTCATCGTCAGCGTGTCCGGCTCTTCGCGAACGTGATCCGTGATGTCGCTGCCGTTTTCCACAGGATGATCGGTGGTCGTAGATGTTCCTGAGTGATCCTCATTCACAGACGCATCGAACGTGACGGAGTTGCCTGTAGCGTTTTGATCAAAGACGCTGGCCTTTGAGCGACGCAGACCGAGTAAACTACTCATGGCGCTATAGCCACAGTCAGCGCGTCCAAAGTTTGTCGATCGCGCTTCTCGAGCTCGTCCCGTACCACCGAGCGCACAGCGTCCCCCACTGCTTCGGGTTGCGCATTGCCTGTAGCGTCAACTTCGATTTTCACATTCGTACTCTGATTAATATTTGCGCCTACACCGGCCGCGCTCACAGCACCAAAACCCGCACCTGCTAAAGCCCCAATACCTGGGATAATTGATGCGGCCGCTTGAAGTGCTCCGCGTCCAACAACGCCTGCATCATCCCGACGAACGGCTGCGGCAGTCTCGTCAGCCCCAATAGCTTCGAGCCCAGACACAATAACCCCTTTGATCCCTTTGCCTACGAAATCGAAGAACTCTCGCAATTGCCCTTTCCAAAATTCGATAACGGTAGGCCAAAAATCCATGAGAGTCGTGGTGAGATTGTCGATCCAATCCTCGGCTTCGTCTTGAGATTTCCCGAAGAAGTTAAGCCAAAACCGCAAGGCCGTATCGAGCACGTCCCCAATGACCAAGCCCCAGTCCCCATACTTGTCCATGAGATCTTGAACGCCTTGGATCATCGTGCCTGTAACCGATTCATGCCCGTCGCCCATGAGGATGAAATCTTCGACAAGCGCGAAAATGGCGATAGCCATTAGTCCCAAGAGCGCGATGAAGAAGATCACAGGCAGCGCGGCAATCACCCACGCCGCAGCAGCTTTCAGACCCGCCAAAACGGCCGCCTTGCCCACAAAAACGAAGGCTAAGCCCAGCCCTCCCAAAACGATGGCCAAGACTGCGAGGATGCCCTCTGTGCGCGTTAGGACACGGGCGACAGATAAGAACACCGTAACGAACCCCTTGAGCACCACAGCGGCACCACGGGCCGCCTTGGCCAACCCTGGGCCTATCTCACGCACCAACAAAATCATCTCGCCTAGAAATTCCGTCAAGACGGGCAGAAATTCCTTGCCGATCTCAACGCGCAGATCTGCGAACACCCCATCGAGGGCCTTCATTCGATTGGAAAATGATCCCGCGGTCCTCTCGGCGTCGCCCACGGCCCCCTTTTGCCCTAATCGATCCATCACAAGGGCCATGCGTAGGCCGGTCACCTCCGCGGAGCTCATGGCCTTGATCGACTTCTTGAGCCCTTGGTCGAGGGCGAATTGCTGCAACGCGGCTTGGCGAGTGTCCACGCCGAAACGCAGCATGGGTTCGCTCGAGCCAATGATGGCTGAGCGCAGCGCCCCCAGCGCTTCTTGCGGCAAGACGTTCTCGAATGATGCGATGTCGAGGGCTGTCTCGGCCATCTGTGTAGCGAGATCCCCCGCGGCTTTTGTGTCACCTACGAGTGGTTTGACCAAGGCGCCGGCGTCGGCCGCCATCTCTTGAATAGCGATCCGGCTCTGGCCCGTGCGCTTGGCCATGTCGTCGACGGCCGCACCCACACTCTCAGCCTCTTCAACGAAAACAGCCCCAAACTTACTGGCTATCTCGGCAGCGTCCCCGGCCTCTTTGACGATGTTGCCAAAGCCTTGGGCCAATTTGCCGGTCAGGAATATCGCACCGGCGGCGAGCGCTACGCGTTTGAGGCTACTGAGTCCTGTGTTGAGACGACCGACGGCATCCTGAGCACGTTGTGCTCCGTTGCGATCGATCTCAATACCGAGTTCAACTAGGATCTCGCGCAGAGCCATGCGCTATCTCCTGGATTTCGATTTGTGGCGCGCTTCCTCGCTTGCGAGCCATTCTGCGTCGTCCTGCATGTCGAGGTGCTCGTTGGCTCGGACGACTTCGTTGATGTCCCAAAATCTACGCAGCTCATCGTATCGCGCTACGCCCTTCGTGGCTAGTCTCATAAGCATCGCGTCTCGATGGAGATGCGGCGGTAGCTGGATGACACTAGAGCCCTTTTGAGGACGTCGAACCCGATACCGTGTTTTTAGGGCTAAAAAAAATCCCTGAACTGAGCCTTGAGAGCAAAAGCGAGCCATTGAAACATCGCCTTGGGGCGCCCTCGGAAGTGAATAGCGAATATGGATTCGAGCTTAGGCCAATTCTCGCCCTTCTGCACCGATGTCATGCCCCGCATGAGCTCGATCATCGCTCGCAGCTTGTGTTTTTCCATGCGGTCAATGATGCCCGTGATGGCTCGCTCAAGGCTATCACCAAAAGCGTCGGGGGAAATATTGTCTGCCCCATCACCGCTCTTGATTCCGTCCAACAGCTGGCTGAATGCTTCCTTGGTATCCCCAGCTTTGACCAGCACACCCCCCACCGCGCCAAGCGCAGGTCCGAAAACGTCTGTGAGATCTACGAGCAAATCAGCAAACGCCAGGGGCTCAAGCATCAAGACCTTATAGGAATCTGGGCCTATCGTTTCCTCGGCTGCGTCCATAGGGTCTTGTGACATGGGCGCACAGTATGACAATTAGAGGGGGTCTGTCTAGTAGCGAGCCGGTTGTCTAGTTGCCGCCGGCAAACATTTGGATTCGGTCAGAACCGATGAGCCATTCGCGTTCAGACTTATCGCGAGCAAATTCCCCATCAGGATGCTTTTCAACCCAGACACTCTCCGCGGCATATAATGATCGTCCTGAACCGTCTTTCATCAAGAACGGACCAATCCCGTCCCCTGAGGCTTCGTCAAGATTTGCGAGCGCTGAAAGCGCATCATTGCCAGCACTCATCTGCAGCAAAGTGATAGTGATGGTCCCCGTGAAGTCGTTGGACTTCGCGCGCCAACCTTCACCGTCAGCGCCCGATCCCTTGGTGAACATCGGGTTGTCACGAGCCACCACCACAAAAGTGCCGTCTCCGTAACCAGTAATGGGGATCCCAGCCACGATGATGTCGACATCAGCAGCGTTGTAAGTTTTGACAGACATAAGCTGATCTCCTTTACAGGGTTACAACGCCGTTAATCTCTACAGCGTGAACAGCTCCCTCGAGCTTTGCGTTGAAGTTCATATCAGGCAGCAATCGGTTCGCAAGATCGTTGGTATCGATATCCGCCCGTTTGGGTACGCTGACCGTAGGGCCATCAGGGGCACCCAAGAAAATACCCTGGGAAACACCGAGTTCCAAAACGCCCCGCATATCGTTCTCGATCGTTGATATGCCCTTATCGCCTTGCCCCACCTTGGGCAAAGTAGCGAGCGTCCCAAAAATGTCTTCTTGCAGACGTTGAGAGATAAAATCGATCCCTCTGACAACATCGATGAACTCACCGCCGGACATTTTACCGTCGCAGGTGATGTTCTTGCCCGCGATGAGCACATAGCGATTCACGTTCTTGCTTTCGAGCTCGATGAGTTCCGTTGGCTCGAGCAAAGATGGAGGGATAAGGGCCAGCGTTTTGAATTTCCAAGTAATGGAGCCCGGATCCGTCGGCAAGTTCTTTCCGCCCCACGCCGCTTCGGGCCCGATGTGCGGAGTTTCGTGCCACAGCAAAGCCGTACGAAAAATAGTCAAGGCCTGTAGATTGGATCCCACATCCGTTGTAGCTGAAGTGAGCACGTCGGCGTCAGACGTAACCGCAAGATAGATGCGTTTCAACGTCTCGATGAGCGCGGCCAAAGCTTCAATCTCAGCTTTACCGTAGCTATCCAAGTGCGCCGCGTACCAATCGTCATTGCCGTCGATGTTGTTGCGAATAGCACTCAGGTCAGCGGCCAGCCCTGGATCAATCGTCGTGTTCTGTGTGATCCACAAAATACGATCGAATGTAATGGTGTAAGGCTTACCTGCGGTTGCCGCGCCACCGGGCGAATCAGCAGACTCGATTTTGACCGAGGTCCCCGGACCTACATCAGTGGCCAAAACATCCTGAGTGCCTGCGTTGATCAACGCTACAATGCCAGCGGTGATTTCCGCCGCGGTCGCGGTAGCATCTGATGTGAAAGTGAACGTGTCGAGCACGCCTCGCCCGCCAATTGTAAACGTGTAGGCAGTGTCGTTTTTGACTATGGGAACGAAGTCCATCGTCATTAGAGGGAGGTTTGCACGCTTGCCCACCACAAGGCGATCAACCTTTGGACGCTGACCGAATATTTTCTGCGCTTTGAGGAACGTAACGCCTTGAGGGTCGAAGCCATCCCCAGTCGACCCCAGCTGATCGAGGTCTGTGTAAATCTTTGCTGTCGTGGAGAAGCGAGCATCCTCAAAAGCCTCAGCGCTCATGATCATCGGGGTACCAAACCCAACCCGAGAGACCGAGGTCGTTTGCAAAGAAATCGTAACGTCAACGATGTCACTCAAAGCCATAACGCTCTCCTAACTAGCATCGATCAAAATCGGGGGCGTGATTCCGAGGGGTATCGATTCAATCTCAACCTTATCGAAGAACCCAACCTTCTCGGACATAACAGAGGCAGTACTAAAAACCACATCAAGCCCTGCTCGTGAAATCCATTTGCCGTTTACAACTTCGTTGAGGTTGACCACCTCGAGCGTGTCGACGACAGACAACCCGCCTACTGAAAGCTGATCCACGACAGACTGTTGACCGATACTACGCTTTGCTTTGGACAACATAGCAAAAGCGTCTGTGTTCGGATCTCGCGCGCCATTGTCCAAGTCTACATGAGCCTGAATCGATAGTGTGAAGTTGACAGGCTGATAGGTAATGGATTCGTTTTCGAACGCGGGCCCCGCGGTGATGTCTTCACCCAAGATCTTGCCGTCAACGTCCAAAGTGCGCTGTCGGTTTTCATCGACTCCACCGACATCAATCTCCGAGCTACGGAGCAAAGACAAATATGGATAAGACGGCTGGGCCTCACCCAACTTCTCATCGATAATGCGTCGATCCATCTTGAGAAGAACGTCGAGCCAATCGAATATGGCGCAATCTATTTTGCCCCAATCGATAGGCTGGAGATCCTCAGCTGGTAAAACAAGCGCGCTCATTGTCCCAACCTCGCAGCTTCGATGCGAAAGTACCCGCCGGCGTCGCGCCAATCGTCGACTTTATCAACGACGTAGTTGACCCCCTCGACGCAAAACTCATCGGCGTGTTTGCATTCCGAGGTATCGATAGTGAGGAGCTCACAAGTCGTGTAGCCTTTAACACGCCCCTCTGCGCGCGTACCCTCCGGGAGTAGGCGCCGCTCTTTTTGGTTCAAAGGCTGCACAGACATAGTCACCCTAAGCGTTTGCTTTTGAGGTGCCTCAGAACGACCTTTCACGCGAATCGACGTTAGGAATCTTGTAACGACCACCTCGCCGGCGCAGTCCTTAATGGCTTCGCCGACCTCGCCCATCACACCCATCTGTGCGGCTAGACCACTCATGTCACCACCGCTCGAATGGAGTTGATGAGTAGACCTGTGTCAATGAGTGGAACGTCTTCGCCTTTCTTGCGATCGATCGTTGCCTGCTTGTTAGGCGGGGGTATGCGAGCTTTGACGGTCTTGATGATGTCGGCGCGCACCGTCTCGCCTAGTTTCAAAAGCTCTCTGTCTACGCTGAACGTCTCAGGAGATCGAACAAGCTTCTTGATCGACTTTGCCATCATGCGCTCGTATTTGCGCTTATTGGTGTCCGCGGTCGATCGCATAAATGAACGCTGGGGAATGTTGGCGTTGGGGGCTCCGAACTCATGGATGGTCGCGAGCTGCACCATGGAGATCCCGCCCGGCCGGATCTGCGCTGCCTCACGTCCTTGGATGCCCACCTTGACCCGCCGGCCTTTGAGGTCTTTTATCCCCTCGAAGAGCGCAGCAAAGCCATTGTCCTGATCTCGAACGACTCTGAAACCCCTAGAAGCCATCGGTTACGCCTCGGAGGAATTCAAAATCCCGGTTGATCTGGATCGCCATCGGGTTGTCCGTTTGTCCGATGGCAAATGCGGGCTGCACATCGTCGATATTCTCGGCCAAAGCTACCTTGCCCGATTTGGTAAGCCCCCCAAAGAATGGGCC